GTATCTCGCTGGGATTCCGATACCCCCAGACCGTTCATCATCCGCTCTGCCAAAGACAGCTGGGTTTTTAGCAGGGGATTATCGTCGGCGATAATCCCGAACCGCTGAATAGCTTTGGACAGCGAGCGAGTCGAGACATCAACAATCTCTGCGATTTCCTCGTGCGTTCGCGACACATCAAAGCGGCGGCACGCGACAAAGAATACAGCTCCCAGAAGAGCACGGCGGGTCTCTCCTCGTAATTTCAGAGCATCCTCCTGGCTTTTCAACAGCGAGCAGGCTTCTTGGAGAATAGCTTTGGTGAATCCGTTGCGGTAAGCGTACTGATTCACGAGTTCAAAGATCGATAGCCACGAGCGCTCGGAATGAGATGCCAACGACCAGGCGGAGAGGCGCTGAATACTCCGGAAACTCGCAGAGCCCACCTTCCGGTTCATCATCATCGATCCGTACGATGAGTCGGGCAGCAACTGGCTGATGGTGAGACCTACGCGGGAAGGGTCTTCGTTCCTGTCGTCGGCGCCGTAGTACCGCCACTCGGCACCTTCATCAATCGATTGATCCAGCATTGTTCCACAGGAGGTGCATACGTGCTGTCCCTCCTCCACAACGATTCCGCGGGGATCGTGCTCACACATACTTGCATCGATCATCTTGGGCGTATATTGAAGTTCGTTTTTGTCAGTTCATCTTTTGACGAAGGAATGCCATGGAGGAGTCGTCATACACAAACGGGCGGTACCCTGGACCGCTGCGTGGCGGTGCCCGGACAGTACGCTGTCCGGAAGGGGGCTGGATCCACGAAATCAGGATGGTCGCAGGACCTACATTCCACACTTGGAAGCCCTGTTCCTGCAGGGTTTCGCTGACATACTGAATGGCTTCGCGATGGTCAAAAAGAGGATATCCAAACACAAAGGAGGGAACTTCAAACGCCAAGTAGGGGGCATCGTGATTGGTCGCTGCATGAGTCTTGATCTGCGAAAAGAGGTTGGAGAGCACGGGTTTCATAGCTTGCATATTAATGGTTTTGCGCTGCTGCTCGTGTTTCCACAAATCAGTGGCCCGAATCATTTTCATAGACGCAGAAAAGAACACACAAGGATGAACTACACCATTTTAGGGTTGAATGGAGGTGGTATGCGCGGAGCCTTACAAGTAGGTGCTCTTCGCGAAATTGCTTCTGAAAAGGGAGAACCGTATCTCTACAAGGTGTTTCATCAAGGGATGTACGGGATCTCTATCGGCGCAATCATGAGTGCCTTAATCGCCTTCAAGTTTTCTATTGATGATCTTTCCCAATTCCTCGAGTATCTTGCAAATATCCAGCACTCTGTCCAACCCTTGCGATTACAGGCGTTTATCGGATTTGGACTCACCAACGGACTGGATGATGGTACGCAGATGTTCAAGAAACTATCGGATATCTTTGCCGTAAAAGGTCTAAACCTTGAAACCTTGAACGTAGGTGATGCAGCCGTTCCCCTGCATATCCTGGCCTCCGATATTACGCACCTCAAGATCGTGCGGTTTGGCCCTTCTACACGCGTATGGGATGCCTTGCGCGCATCTATTTCCCTGCCCTTCATCTTTACACCGCACACGATCGGCGATTCCTTGTTTGTGGATGGAGCAGTTCTCTGCACCAATATCATGACCGCTATCCCGAAACACGTGCGGCACCAGACTCTTCTCCTGATGACCACGCATTCGGCAACTGTAACACCCGAAAATTACGTTGGGGTTCTTCCCTTCTGTCGAACGATTATGGAATCGCATAACACTCAGCGCGAGTATCCTCAAAACACGTGCCTATTGGTGGAAGACAATACGCAGATGTTCAATTTTTGGGATAATCGGGGAGCCATTGAGAAACTACTCGCCGTCGGACGACAGTTGTACCTTTTGTTCCGGTCCAAGGGCCGACTTCAGGAAGCTGCGCATGACGCTAACGGTTCCGGGACCTAGGTACTCGTACAGCTTAGACTTGGTCTGCAGCTTGAAGGCAGGGTACGCATCGATCTTGAATGTCTCACACTCGCGACTATCGACATCACAATCAATCATCTTGACCTCTACCGTCTTTCCGCCGTACGTGAAATCTTTGACAACTTCTGCGAGGCTCTCCACCTTCGGAATAGCATCCTGGGAGTATGGACACCATTTTGTGTAGAAGAAGTAGAAGGTTGCGCGATTCGCGGCAAGGTCGCTCTCGACATCCAGCTCAACCATACGACTGGCAGGAAGAAAGCCGCGGAACGCCCAGTAAAAGGTGACAAAGAGCACGAGAAGCAGCAGGGTTATCCCGCTAGCTTGCAGACCTGTTGTCAAGTAATCAGTCATGCGGTATTATTGGATAGAGGACAGACGTTATTTTGCGTTCCTTCGCATACCATTCGCGGTATGCTTTCTGAGCATCCACGCCTTTCGCAACGTTCCACATAATGTGATGCGTAAGGCGAGGAGGTTCTCCGGGTTTGGGCGCTACCACAAACCAGTAACCATTGAGTCTGAACATTATAGAGTAAAGGCGTCCTGTGTTTAAGCGGGGAAGCCAACCAGGTTCGCGCCGATACCGAAGCCGGCACCCGTGCGGGCAGACGAGCCGACCGAGGGGGCATAGATATCGAGGATGGCGAAGACGGCCAGCGCAGTGAGCGCAATCGTGCCGATCTCATCCGTGCGGAGCTTCTTGCCCGGGAGCAGGTAGCACGCCACGGCGACGGCGAGGCCCTCCAGGGCGTACTTTACCAGGCGCTTGACCAGGTCGGCGACATCGATTCCCATGGACGGGGCGGCGTGGGGGGCATCGGACATATTGGTTTATACTTGTTGAAGGAGAAAATTTCAGGAGGGGTCATAATGGCTGGATACTTTGACGAGTCCTTTGTAACAATTATTCTTCTGTCACTCGTAGAGATTTATGGCGACTTTGCACTTCGGTTCTATGCCCTGACGAACAAGGCGACTTACTTGATGCATGGACTGGTGGGGTATGCCGGAGTGGTGTATTTTCTAATACAATCACTGCGGCTGGACAACGTCCTTTATGTCAATGGAATGTGGGACGGAGTTTCGGGCATCCTGAACAGCGTGGCGGCATATGTCATTCTCGGCGACCGGCTGAAAAACTGGAGTCAGTACCTTGGACTGGGATTGATTATCGCAGGCATTGGTCTGATGAAGAACCATACGAGTTCGTGATCGCCGCGTTTCTATTTTAACAATGCTGGCACAAGCATATATAAAATGAGCAGCAAGCGTGTAGAACTACCCAAAGAGGAGGATGGTGCCCCGATCGATTACCTCGACGAGGATCCGGAGCTGCCCAACCAGCGCTACTGCATTGTCTCCTTTCTGTCACCTGAAAAGGTACTCGCCAAGAAGCAGGAGTACTTTTTCCAGAAGTTCATGCAGTGGACGGAGTATGACTTCAAGGTGAAGGGGCTGGAGACGCTGGCGTCGTATCTCTCCAACAAGTACTCCATCAAGATTGACGATGTCATGAAGGATATCCACGATTTTGAGAAGACCCATCGTGCCGAGATCAAGAAATCTGATATTCCCGAGCAGTACCAAGTGTTCCTGCTGAAGCACGAGAAGGAGATTCAGGAGTCGTTCGACCGCGAACACAACTTCCAGTGCAATATTCGGGGTGTCAAGGTGCGCCGCGCGTTCCCGTCCTACGAGGAGGCCCAGCTGTGGTGCAAGGTCCTGCAGCGCAAGTATCCGAAGGACAACCTCATGATCGGTCGCATGGGCTGCTGGCTGCCGTGGGAGCCGTCTGAGCACCTCATGGAGAACGTAGAGTATGCCAACGCACAGCTCAACGAGATCATGCGCAAGTACAAGGAGAACGAGGCGAATCGCGAGCTCTTCTTCGCGGAGGAGCGCGAGCAGTCGATCAAGGCGCAGAAGGAGGAGAACGCACGTCGTCGGCTGGAGGCGGGTGTCCCGGAGCCGCCGCCGCAGCGTAATCAGCTGACGGATCTCCAGGTCCCAGTGCATCCTTCGGAGGGTGCGCTACGCGAGTAAGCATTACGTGCCTCCCTTCTTCACCCACACTGACGGCTCCCTTCCGCGCATAGCTGCGGGGTTATAGTCATCGGATGCCAGCATCGTGGATGCAAACGGCTTGTTATCCACCCACAGCGAGTCCGCACACAAGCGGAACGGCGGGTGGTCACTCGCTTTATACCAAAAGACCTGATCTTCCAGTTTATTGGAGGAGGATGAGTTGCAGATGACCAAGCACTCGTAATTCTCTGTACATTGATCCATAAACTGGCAGAACATATCAAACGTGGGAAACATACCTGCATAGTTTTCGTAGATACGTTTGCGATTCCCGATGATGTTCTCGCGCAGAATGAAGACAAAATCTACGTTGGTGCGCAGACTGGGAGGAACTCCGAGAGGGTACTGCATGGTAATCATCGTCGTCAAATCCACGTGACGACCGTTCATGAACACGTAACGGGTAGATTCCTGACGGATCCAGGTATCATCAAAAAGACAGTCATCCAGAATCAAGAACGCCCGAGGATCCATCGTTGTGGATTTCGTGTGATTGCGCTGCTGCTTGAGTGCCAGCTGACGCTTAACGACGTTTATGACAATTTCAGGTTTGTACTTGTCATGAATGAGTTTGGAAGGAACCATATGCTGAAAGAACTCGTTGGCTACCTCTGTTCCAGAAATGACGGTTCCAATAGGATAGCAGTCTTGGGTATGATGGAGGATATCGCGTACCAAGAACGATTTGCCAGTATCTTTCTTACCTATCAAGAGGATCATTGGAGATTTGTGTGAGTCAATTGCACACCGTTCTTTAATAACTTCCATGTTGAACCTTCGTATATTGAAGTTCATATTACCCAAGGGAGCATATTCTATTTTTTCACGTATAACTAACAATGGTTCAGTACGTCAATCGGATGCACACCGTCCATCTCAGGCGTGGAGATGCATTCTTGGTAACTGCAAATATCGTAATCTTTTCACTGATCTATGCTGTCGCTGGTGCAGTTCTTTCCTTCATCTTTTACTACACGTTTGATGTGTATGATCCGGAAAATCATGAAGGAAGGGAATGGGAACACAAGGGAATGTTGTTCCAGATTGCCGATATAGTTATTGAGGTTGTATTGGTCTCTGTCGTTGCGTTCTGGCTTGTTCATTACATCAATACCAGCACACCCATCATTCCCGTTCGCCGTGGCCTGGAACATTTCATTGATTCCTATACATCCGGTCTCTTCTTCTTCTTTACCATCTTCATTTTTATGGACGATCTTTCACACAAATTGAGATATGTGTTCAAGGGACTTCTAGGGAATGTCTTTGACCTCTATTTTCCTGCCGCAGGGTCTATCTTGGATGGCACCCTAGCCTATACCCCCGAACAGCGTAAAAAGATAAGTCGCCGTTTCCTAGGCAAAGTATAATGCCCAAGCCGACTCCCGATTTGAGGACAAACAACATTCCACTTGAAGTCCATCGATGCACAAACATCCAGGGACTTCAGGAGCAGGCGCAGAAACACTGGGGACTTCGGCGCATCCAACCTTTCTTTCCGTCCATTGAGAAGCTATTCAAGCTCGACAATGTTCGAATGCCATACCACTACGGCATTCAGACGCAGAACTCGATTCAGACCATTGTTGGCGAGTCATCGATCTATTCGGGAGGGAAGGAAGTCAAGATTCATCTGAAGAAGACCATGCTGTACCCATCGTACCGCGTGATGCGAGGAGAGTTCGCCGCAACGGGTCTGCCAAACAAGGAGGATATTGTAGATACTCCTCTTCCACACCAGTCGGCACACAATGCTGCCTACGTAGGATCCCTCGCCTGCCTTGTGCTGTCCGAGTCAGGATGTCAGCATTTTCCGGTGGTGTATGGTGTGTTCTCGGGCATCGAGGAGCGCCACTCTATTGATATTTCCGATGACTATGAGGATCTCTGTGATCGCCCATGGTTCTCTAGCAATATTGGTCACTTCTTTGATCTCCGTCTCCGCAAGTCTTCTGAGGCCCCTGTATTAGAGCTGCAGGAGACAACCGAGACAATTGATCTCGGGATTCAAGATATCGAGGCTCCTAGTGTTGAAATTACATCTCCGGGTACTGCCGTCGAAGAGTCCGAAGCGTATGATGCCGACAATGAGGAGGAAGCGGAAGATGGAGAGTCTAGCTGTTCAACCGACTACATCTTTGAGATTCACTCGTGCTCCAGCGGAACGACTGACGGCGAAGATGAGGATGATGAGCACAACGAGGATGATGGAGGCGGATTTACAGAGGAAGCCGAGAATCCCGATCCGTTCGCTCATGCGATTTTCAAGGATTGCCCGGTACAGGTAACGATCATGGAGGCGTGCTCGGGGACGTTGTACCAGCTGTTCCGCGAGAACCCGGAGACACCCAAGCGGTGTGCGTGGATCGGGCAGATTATCTTTGCGCTTGCGTTTGCCCAGCGCACATTCGGTCTGTGTCACAACGATCTGCATGTGATGAATGTGATGTATGTGCCGACGGCTGCCGAGTACTTCTACTACAATGCTGGGGGCAAGATGTACCGCCTACCCACCTTCGGAAAGCTGATTAAGATTATTGACTTTGATCGGGCAACGTATTCGGTAAAACTTCCAAAGATGCGGGAGTCCAAGTTTTTCATGTCAGATCAGTTCCAACAGGATGAGGAAGCGGGAGGGCAGTACAATGTAGAGCCGTTCTATAACTCCAAGTACTCGGAAATCAAGCCAAATCCATCATTTGATCTGGTGCGTCTAGCCACGTCGATGTTCTGGGATTGTTTTCCGAAGGGACCATGTGCAGAGTATGAGAGCGATCCGATCTTCAAGATGTTCATGACGTGGCTGCTCCTACCAGATGGACAATCCATTCTGTTCCGTGATCCGAATAATGGCGATTTCAGCGAACGGTACCGCGGGTTCCATCTGTACAAGGCGATCGCCAAGTATTGTCGCGACACTGCGGTTCCGCGTAAGCAGATAGACAAGTTTGGATCTGTCTATCTCTATACGGAGAAGGTCCCGCAGGGTGAGAGTGTGCTTTTTATAGAACCTTAAGTATAATGGCCACCTTTGGATTTGATATGGGGGGTCTACCCAGTCTTCTGAGGACCTACGCACGCCTGTCCAAGGAGATGAGTAAAGGTCGTAAGGGGGGACCTCCAGAGGTGAAAATCACGATGCGGGGGTTGGATGACCACAGAATGCAAAGATACACATTCATTGAAATCACTGAGGACGTTGAGGATAATGTGAGCCCCAATAAGATCATATTGCAGTTGGATCCAAAGACTGGTGAGGTCACGATCATGGATTTTGGTACAATGAGAAACTGGAGTTCCGACGCACAACTTGTGAAATATCTTGCAGAGATGAATATTGTAAAAGTACCTTATGTCCCTGATGCCGATGACCGCATTATGGCGGAGTTAAAGAAGAGTAACGCTGCGAAATCACCAGCTCCAAGTCTCTTCTCCAAGGTCAAAGGTATATTCAGCCGTGGAGGAAAGCCTCGTTCCACCCGTCGTCATCGTCGTCGTTAAAATGACGGCTTGCCGACAAACATATCCTGTGCCGCAGCTGTTGCAGA